TGGTGAACCAAACATACCTAATGGATCTGAGAATCCAAAAGAGTAACGTTCACGAGCTTTGTAACGTACGTTACCTGTGTCGAAGTCACCATCCATAGAATTTTGCAATGGTGTACGAACAAAGTGTTTCATACCGTTAGGAACATCAGTAGTCAAGAACCAAGCGTTGTTGTCTGTCAAGAAGTGGTTAATTGTGTAACCTTCTGGAATAGATCCGTTGTTTTTAATAGCATTGATGTCATTGTCAGCTGTTCCTACACGTAATTCAGTTTCAAGTAAACGAGTTGCCACGAATTGATTACTTGATGCAACAACTAATTTACGAGGTTGAGCAGCAATTAAAAGACCACGCTCATCTGTCCATTGAGCGATTTGAATAACAGCGTTTTCTAGTGCTGTTTCGTTCAAGTCTGTTGGAGTTGCTTGCGTGTTGCTGTTTACACCGCCTGAAACTAATGGGTGAGATGTACTAAATAATGCTACGCCATCACCGCCAGCATTAACGCCGCCAGTAAAGCCATTATTAAGTACTGCAGCAGCCTTAACTTGTTTTGTGTAAGACATAGCGCGAGCTAAAGCCTTTGTGTAACGAGCTGATAGCGTGTCATACAAGTTATCTTCTACAGCTTCTTCAGTTAAGCTGAAGCCAAGAGCGATAGTTTGGTGATTGTATCGAGCAGTAAAAGCTTCTTGAGCATTGTCATAAGCGATGGCAGAGCCTTCGTTTTTAACAGGTGCTGCTGAAAAGCCTGATAGTTTTGTTTCTTCTTCGAATGAACGTTCTGAAGTCTCTGTTTCGTAGATTTCTTTATGTTCTTCGCCGTAACGTTTATACTCGAGACCGAACAAAGCGTTAAGTCCTGGGAGTAGCTCTTTAAGGAGCTGTGCGCGTGAAATAGCCATGTGTTATTCTCCTTATACGCCGGTTGAGTTATTGTACTGATGCATTGTCGCATTTATTTTAACAATGACTTCTGGGAAGTTATCAGCAGCTGTTGCAGTATCTCTAACCACATCAATAATGCGAATAGGTAGAGAGCTAGATGTTCCAGTTGAATCTAAAATTGCCACTTGTGAATTACCAGTAGTTGTTGAACCTGCGTTCTGAACCAACGTAGCATTATTACCAATAGCACTAATGCCAACACCAGTAATAACAGTTGTACCAGAAACTACTGCAACTTGGAATAATGTGTCAGGATCATCTGCAACTACCGCAAATATCTTAGTTCCTGTAGCAATTGCTTGGGAAGCTGGATAAAATTGTTGTTGTTGTACTTGACCAGTTGAAGCATTAGTGAAACTAACACCTAAAAATATACCGTTAGGTGTAGCTGTAGTAGTACCTGTGTCTTTTTCAATTGTTCCAGTAGCAACACGTTTTACTAAATCGCCATAGAAAATGTTTGTAGCATAGCCACTTGCGATTTCCATTAAGCGAGTTGACCCCGCAAAGACTTGACCACCAATTAAATTAACCGGTTTTAAGCCATACGGAGCGGATATGGTTGGATAAGCCATAATTTTCTCCTTTAAAAATTTATATTATTTACCTTTACCAAATGATGTTGTAGATTTCTTCTCTGAGAAAAGAGGCATACGAGCATCATTCTGTTTCATAAAGCTGTTGTCAACTGCATCGGCTTGCTGTTTTGATTTATTTTCATAGTAAGCCTTACGTTGTGCAACAAACTCTTCTGGGATCTTGCATAATAATAAGCCGCCAATTTCAATTCCGTCTTTAAAACGAGAATTTTGGTCAACCATTATTTTCATTTCAGGGTGGTCCGCTAATTTAACGGGTTCCCATCCTTCACGCATCTTGGCAGAAACATTTAGATTATCAGCATCGTTAAGAAGACTAGTACGAATCCATCGATAAGCCCAACCAGGTACCTTTTTAAATTCAGGTAATAATGATGCAGGTTTCCAGCTATCCGGTCTTTGAAATTCTTCTCTTGATTCTAATTCACGATCTTGTCTGTTATTATCCATTTGCATTCTCCAATTTTAAAGTTTCTCTTGCATATTGTTCCGGTGTTATACCAAATTTCTTGGCTAACGCTACTTGTGTCTTTGTCAGACGCACTTTTTTAGGCGCGGTGCTACGCGTTGCCGGAGCAACTACAGTCGAAGGTTTTGTGCGCTCGGCGGGTTTTTCCTCGTCTAGCGTTGCATCCCCAAAGTTTTCTGGGAATCGTTTCTGCATCGTACTATCTATACGACGG